CAAGCGCAGCTCTTGATGGGTAAAACCGTCACATTTTCTTTTTATGTAAATGCGGCAACAACATCAGGTGTAAGCATTGCAGTTGGCGATTATTACCCATCAGCGCTTGATAACTGGGGAAGTGTTACATTTGCCCAAAAGGGAACAATCTCGGCTGCTCAACTTTCTGCTGGAAACTGGGTACGCCAATCAGTTACTTTTACTGCCGATACTAATACAACAGGTCTTGGTTTTTATCTAACGATTACTGGGCTTGGCGCAAACACACTTCAGATTACTGGTTGGCAAGTGGAAATTGGCAATGTTGCCACACCATTCAGCCGAGCAGGAGCCACACTCCAAGGAGAGTTAGCCTTGTGCCAGAGGTACTACTGGGCAGTTGCTACTGGAACAGTTCAGCCAATTCTCAATATGGCTGCGCAAACAACAACATCAGCAGAAGGAATTATTCAGTATCCAGTAACAATGAGAACAACGCCATCGTTAGCGGTATCAAATACTGCTGGTTCTTTTGCTTTGAAGGTTGCTGGAGGCGCACCGCAATTCCCAACCTTTACTATTGATATTTGGAACAATAACTGCGCTTCTATGGTGGCAACATTGGCAACTTCAACAACAGTTGGAGCAGGTGGAATCGCCTATACAACCTCGTTATCAGCAAGCACTTTTGTTGCTTTTAGTTCGGAGTTATAATGATTACTTATTCAACATATACAAATTCAAATGGGGATACTGTAATTCAAGGCGTTAGGGAAGATGGTTCTAATATCTTTATCCCTACCGACCCTGCCAACTCGGATTACCAAGCCTATCTAGCCACACTTGCAGCCAACTCAGCCACGCCTAATGCTTGACGGTAAAACCAAGACTTACGCCCTTATCCGAGATAACCAAAAAATCGTCAAGATGGATGCGGAAACGGCAAAAACCTTGTACGACTTTTACAACAAGTATGTGGAACTAGCACACTCCACAGAGGGTTAAGTTGGTGGTAGGCTTGTCCTATGGAACTAACACCAATGGACGAGATATACCGACAGCTCAAGAACCGCTATGACTCATCGGGCTTTAGCCCATATGTTATACGGACGGATTGGCAAATTATACGCCGCATCGGCGTTCACCCTGCCCTAGCTAAGCGAGAAGACCTAGAGAAGATCGTGCTGGCTGCCACCAAGCAGTCCACGAAGGCTAACTATGTCTCTCGCTTACGCTCGATTTACAAGCATTTAAACAAGCTAGGCCTAGTCAATGGCAACAACCCAGCGGTTGATCTGCCAGATGTAAAGGCTGGCAGAGGCGTTCCTAAGCCCATTACCAAGGGCGAGTATGCCAAGCTGCTAGCAGAGGCTCAGCAGCCCTACAGGGACTGGTTTATCCTGGGTGGCATGGCAGGCTTACGCTGCATGGAAGCGGCCAAGATCCGCGGTGCGGACCTAATTGAAACAGAAGAGGGTCCAATGCTTCAGGTATTGGGCAAGGGTAATACTGACCTTGTTATTCCCATCAGCCCCGTAGTGGCTGACATGATCAAGTCCCACAATAGGCTAGATCGCCTATGGACCATCGATCCAAATAAGTTCTCTAAGAAAGCAGCTGACGAGATGCGTCGCATCCTCGGACCAGAGGCTAAGCACTTCCACAGCCTTAGACATTACTTCGCCACCACAATGCTTGAAAAGAGCGGTGGCGATTTGATTGCTGTTAAGGAACTTATGCGCCACTCAAGCGTGGCCACCACACAGGTTTATACACAACTAGCTCATGGGCGAACCAGATCGTTGGTGAACCTTCTAGAATAAAGGAGATACGGTGGCAACACTAGACGGCTTTGAACATATTGCCGAACGGCCAACAGACGCGATTGGTGTACCACTGCTCTCAGGAAGTACTTTTGTTAATACTTCCAACACTTATGACTGTGCCATTGCTGGCCTGCCATTCTTCTTTGCCGTCAACGATAAGTACCCATACAAGCGTGAGACAGCTCAGTACCGCAAGCAACAGATCGATCAGCAAAAGGAACCAGGTGAGCAGACGCTCACAGGCTGGTGGCTACGCAGCCAGTCCTCGTTCCACTACGGCGCTGGCATTCGCTACGAAGAGCCAGTAGAAGGCGATACGGTCAACCTACGCTTTAACAAGTCAGCTGGTGTTGAGGTATTTAACCTTGGCCGTGTAGACCTGCTACCAGATACTGAGCAGCTTTACTCATCTACTGGCACAGGCATGATCGTCAAGGGTGGCAATGATGGCACCAACGACTTTGCCTTGATAGCAGATGGCTCAACTTTGACCAAGGTAGTNCAAGGCGGATCGCCTGTCACTGTCACATGGGGCGGATCTGGCACCATTCTAGACNTTACCCTTGATGGCACAAACTACTATGTTGCTAACGCCACAGGCATTTATCAAGGCCCGCTAACACTNGGCACNAATGGCACATCAGTATTTACCCATCCAACATCTGCCACTGGCACAGTCAATCGTGTCAAGATGAACTGGGTTAAGCAGCGCTTGATCGCTGGCGTAAACAACTACCTCTTTGAGATTACACCTATCGTTAGCTATAACGTCACCACTACAGTACTTGGCGCTTACAGCCAAAATGGCAATTCCTACACTGGCAACGTGGCTATTATCGGTACTGGCCCAGTGGCTCACAACTTCACCATCGGTTCTCTTGTTACCGTAGCCTCAGTCGGCTCACCATACAACGGCACATGGGAAGTAATCGATGTTCCTACGCCAACCAGCGTAGCGCTGAACATCCAAAATACTAACGTTGCACCAAACAATTCAGCATCTGGAACCATCGTTCTTGCTTCTAACAACACAACCCCTATCTATGCTCACGTTAACCCAGCATGGAAGTGGACAGGCATTTGCGAAGGTCCAAACGCTATCTATGTCAGTGGCTACAACTCAGACTCATCCAGCGTGTATCGTCTTTCCCTTGATACAACTGGCGCAGTGCCCCTACTCAACAAGGCGTTGACCGCAGCTGATATGCCAAAGGGTGAGATTATCNTTGCGCTTGGTGCTTATGTTGGCAAGTACATGGTATTTGGAACCAACAAGGGTATTCGTATCGGCACCATCGATACATCAGGCTTTGTATCTTCTGGCTATGTTACCTATGGCCCATTCACAACCATCACTCAAGGCTATGACCCAGCTAGCGGTACATACCTTACCCCTTCGGGAACCGATGGTTATGTCTACGACATTGCGTTCAATGATCGCTATGCCTACTGCACAGTCTCTAACTACATCGACAACGGTGATGGCACCAAATCATCTGGTTTGATCAAGCTAGATCTTGGCAAGGAAGTTGCTACCAACCAGGTTGCCTACGCAACCAACCTTCGTAGCCCGCTGGTCAGCAATGCCTATCTCAACTCAACTGCTACTAGCGTAGCGGTGTATGGCAAGACTAGCCGCTTGATGTTTGCTATCAATGGCCACGGCGTATACATTCAAACAGATCCAACTAATACTCATTCCAGCGGTGCGCTCTGCGCATCTGGCTACATCCAAACAGGTCAGATCCGTTACCTTACCTTGGAAGATAAGCACTTCAAACTTATCAAGCCACGCGTAACTGCACCCGTTACTGGCAATATCAAAATCTCTACAGTAGATCCAGCCCTCAACATCAATGACATTTATGTCTTGACAAGCACCAGCGATCTAACCCAAGACATTGCCACTGGCCTAAGCAGCCCAATCGAATCTGTTGGATTTAGATTTACCCTTTACCCAACAAGCGATACGCTTTCATCCACAACGCTCAATGGCTACCAGCTCAAGTCCCTTCCAGCCGTTGCTCGTGAGCGTGAGATTGGCGTACCAATCCTTGTCTTCGACTTTGACATGGACCGCTATAACATGACCACTGGGTATGAAGGTTATGCCTTTGAGCGCCTAGCTGCGCTTGAGTCAATCGAATCAAACGGTGACGTTGTCATTCTTCAAGACTTTACGACCAACGAACAAGTTCAGGGCGTAATCGAATCTCTTTCATTTGTTCGTATGTCCCCACCAGATAAACGCTTCTCGGGCTTTGGCGGTGTGTGCATGATCCAGTTCCGTACAGTTAACTCATAAGGATATAACGTGACAGGCGCAGATCTAACAACAATTCTCTACAACATGGTATTTACCCTTGGTGCTACGGCAACTGGAGTTTGGTATGTGTTTAAGCATGGCGTAAAGAATGTCATGCGTGAAGAGTTTGAAGATATTAAATCAATCAAACATGAGGTAACACCCAACACGGGCAGTTCTCTTAATGACGCTATCCGCAAGCAGGTCATTCCAATGGTTCAGACCTTGATTGAAAAGCAGCAGAATATAGCGGTTGATGTAGCAACCCTTAATGGCAATTTGAACAGCACATTAGGGAGCATAATGCTTAAAAAATTTTTTAAGAAAAAATATGTGCACCCAGATACAGGCGATTTTCTAACTTTTGCTGAGCAAGCATCCTGGAAAGTCCAAAGCATTATCCGTAACTGGTTCTTTGTATGCTTTTGGTCTGCTGTTACTTTTGTATGGTGGTGGCAACCAACATGGTTCACCGATACTCATGCCTACATTAAGTGGATGAACCTAGCCTCATGGCTAGCAGTAACAGTAGAACTTATCATCGGTATTGCCATGATTGGTCAGACTAAGCGTGATGCTCTTATCATCCGCCACATTCTTAAATTAGAAAAGCAAGAGATTGAGCATTTGGAAGATTTGATTGAGGATAAGAAATGACCTACCAACCACGCATTGGTGACTACGGGGTAGTCAGCAGCAATGGTTTTTTTGCCAAACTTATTAAACTAGGAACGGTGTCACGCTGGAACCATGCGTTTATCTATATTGGTAATGGTCAGATCGTTGAAGCTAATCCTACTGGCGTTACTGTTAGCCCAGTTGCTAACTACCCACGCATCGCATGGAACATGCATGAAGAACTATCCGATGNCCAACGAGCAAAAATTGTTGATCACGCCAAGTCAGCAGTCGGACGGCCATACAATTTCGGTATTATTGTCATGCTGGCATTTCGTGCCTTAGGCGTAAAGATCTTTCCGCATGTGCTCATCAATTATCTTGCACGACATGAAGGTTACATCTGCTCTGAACTGGTAGCTGAATGCTACGCAGAAGCAGGCTTTCCCATCTGNCAAGAGGCGGACCTGTGTAACCCAGGAGACTTAGCAGAAAGACTTATCTGGCAATGACTTACCCATTCATACAAGCAAAGCATTACACGCCAGGGCGTGATGGCAAACCCATCAAGCTCATCGTCATACACACCATGGAAACACCACAGACCGAAGGCCGTGCCAAGCAGGTAGCTCTCTGGTTCGCTGGCGATAACGCTCCGCAAGCCTCTGCCCATTACATGGTGGATGACAAGGACATTATCCAGACGGTTAACGAGGAAGATACTGCTTGGGCAGTTGACCAGTTTGATTTGAACGAGCAGTCNATCTCTATCGAACATGCTGGCTACGCNGCTCAAACACCTCAAGTGTGGGCAGATACATATGCCACGGCTCAAATAGCCCTCAGCGGGGCTTTAACGGCCGATTTGGCCCATCGCCATGGCATTCCTCTGGTCAGGTTAACCCCTGCACAGATCCTTGCTGGCCAGTCTGGCCTATGTGGCCATGTTGATATTACCAACGCCTACAAGATCGNAGGTGGTCACACGGATCCAGGCGTAAACTTCCCATGGCCAGCATTCCTGCTGGCAGCCAAAGATGCTTATGCTAAAATAACGTCGCAGGCATAAGCCTGCTTCTCACTATAGGAGACGTTATGAAGATCAGTAAGAAAATCGTAGAACATTACCTAGCTGCTTTGTTAGTTGCTTCTGTTTCTATCTGGCAGACAGGTAATCATCATCTCAAGGCAGTTGCCTGGGGAGCATTGGTTGCAGTTCTTGGACCAGTAGTTATTGGTGCTTATGAGCACTTCAAGACTCAAGCAGCAACACCAACAAAATAAAACTTAATAAGATTAAAGGCCCTCGCTAACGCGGGGGCTTATTTTTTTTGCAATTTTGCTTTATATACTCGCTATCATGCTTGCCGCTCGTTATCTATTATGGGCGCTCTGCGCCCTATCCATTAACTCGCTTCATAGCTTACGCTCGTAGTATAACCATAGGTA